TATGCGTCTGGGACGCCATGCCGCCAGTGCACAGACGTCACCGCCTGCACGACCAGCACAGCGAACATGAAAAGGATGGAATCGAGGCTCGGCTGCCAGCCAGGTAGGACGGCAGGAGCAAAGAGCGAGAACACAACAGCCACAGTCAGCGCGTAGAAGGCCAGCAACACCGGCATCTTCGTCGTTCGATCCGTCTTCACCGCCCTGCAAAATTGCGAATACAAAAGGGCGAGACAAATGACGATGTGGATGTGCATGAGACTCATTTCTGGTCTCCGGTGGATGATGCGTTGCCGATACCGCGAGCGATTGCCGCAAGACCTTGGCGCAGCGCTGACAGGACAGGGGCCCAGCCATTACCCATGGCGCCAATGACAAACGCCACCACGGCCATGCCGTGGGTCGCCGGGAGATTATGGTTTGTCTCCAGGTACCAGGCCGCCGGAGCCGTCAGCATCACCGCCGTTGTGACAATCCGAAAAAGGAAAAATGCGCCGCTGGCTTTGCTCAGGCCAGGCATGACCGACAGGGGCCACATGGCACCGAGCAGCGAGCCCATAACGATGACAGCGTAGGGGCCAGCCAGAGGCCCCAGGAACGCCGTCAGCAAGACGATGAGCGTGACGCCGCTGGTGGAAGTTGGTTCAGCCATTGTTCTGTTCGTTCGTGTGTGACTGGCCGGATTTTCGCGTCACGACGACCGGGCGTCAGGCTTTAATGATGTAGTTCAGGATGATCGTCGGCTGGACGATGCTGTGCGCCTGGCCGCCACCGGCTGGATCGATGGTCAGGCTGTGGGAGTGCGCACCCTGAGAGTCGGTGGCGATACCAGCTGTGTTGGTGATGCCGGTCTGAGCGGTGTCCGTGGTCTTCATCGCGCCAACGGACTGGTTACCCGTCAGGTTCAAGCCGGAAGTGTGGGTGTGCGCGCCGCCCGACGCAGCGGTGCCGGTGTGGGCGTGCGACGGGATGTGGGTCGTTGCAAGCGTGGCCACATGCGCGCCGCTCTTGTCGCCCAGCGTGGCGCCGTCCACCACACCGAAGCGAATGGATGTGCTGCCAGTGCTGGTGCTGTTCACCGAGAGCGTGACCTGCGTCGCGCTGTCAATCGTGCTGATCACAGCGTTGGAGCCAACGCCGGTGCCCAGCGCCTTCATGCCCACCGAGAGCGCGGACGTCGAACTCAGGCCCGTGATGATGCCGTTGGACGTGCTGGCCTTGGTGCCGGTGAGCGTAACGTTCAGCACGCTGGCCGCTGAGCCGCCCATGTCATCCTTGCCGCCGGCGACCCTGCCACGCATATCCGGCAGATCGAAAGTCGTGCTGCCGTCACCAACGCCGTAAGCCGTGCCAAGCGCCGCGAACAACGCCGCATAGGTCGTGCGGCTGATAGCCTGGCCGTAGCAAAGCAGCCAGCCAGCGGGCGCCGAGCTGCCAGCGAACGGAAGGACTACGCCTGCCGGGGCAGCCCCATACTGCGGGTCCATCTGAGTGGAGGACGTGAATACTTTTGCAATTTTGGCGGCAAGGCTCATAAAACTCCAATGATGCGGTCAAACACCGCGCCGAATATCAATACAGCCAGCGGCGAAACCGGAGCTTGTCCGTGGTGGCGGCCCCGGTGGTCAAAACGACGGATGTGCCGCTGCTTGCCGTGAAGTCGTCTCCATCGCCAAACAGCATGGTGCCATTCAGGTACACATCGATCTTGCCGACGGTGTACCCGCCGGTAATCGTGAACAGCGTCTGGCCCTCAGACCCAGGCGTCACGATCTCGTCGGCGAACAGGGCTCCAACCGCAGCCTGCGCGCGGGCTGGCGTGAAGTAGAGGTTTGTCGAGCCCTCGGGGATTGCATCCGTGGAGCCGGGTGACCCGACGATTTCCACGTAGGCCGAGCCGCCCCAGCGGTACTGGCCGTTATCGTTCAGGGTGATGTAAATCTTGCCGGACTCGCCGGTGACGGGAAGCGACGCGAAGTCAGCCACCTCCAGCACGTCATCGACAAATGACGGCAGCTGAGCGGATGGCACCTTGCCGGACACCAGGTCGGCTTTGAGTTGCAGGCCCACGTCATGCGCGTGCAGCGCGGAATCCGTACTAACGAGCGCATCCCGAAGCCGAGATACGTCATCCTTGAGGGTATTGGCCTGGTTGGGCAGCGCCAGGTTGTAGTACGTGGTTCTGTGGTCGATTATGGGCATTCACAGCTCCGGGTTACAAGACAAACACCCGCAGGTCGCGCACGACCGGCCGGAACGCTGTGCCGCCGGACAACAGCAGCTTGATCTGGACCGCCGTCTCGTTGATCCCGGTGGCCGAGTGCACAAACTCGACGAAGCCGTCGTCCACGTTGCGCGTGGTCGGGCCGGTGATTTCAGCCCAGGTGTCGCCGCCGTCGATGCCCTTCCAGAAGGCCTGCACGGTGGCACCGCTGGGGATGACCGCCTCATAGATGATCTTCACGGCAACGCTGGCACCGCCAGGAATGGCGCGGGTCACGTAGTCACCGGTCGCGGCAATCACGCCGGCAACCATCTGGGTGCCAGGGTGCAGCACAGCCGACCAGTCGGCGGTACCGTTGATCTTTGCCGACACAGCCACAGCGCCAGTGATGGCGGCTGGCAGGCGGATCGACTGGCCATCCGAGGCGGATACCGTGGACGCATCAGGCAGCGTCAGCAGGTACTCGACACCCGTCGCGCTGGCCGGGGTCTCGGCGTAGGACATGAGCAGCAGGTCGGTGGCAGCCGTGACGTTCACGGAGCCCAGCGCCACGGTTCGGGTCGTCTGGGTGAAGGCCGCCGACAACAGGCGGAAGGCCAGGTCACGATCCTGGTGCGCCGTCCAGGTGCTGGCATTGCTCGAAGACAGCAGCACACCAACGGTGTACGGCTGGCTGGTGATCCAGCGCTGCGCGTTGCTGTCGAATTTGCCCAGCTCGGCGACCGACAGGGCGCCCACATCGTCGTCGCACAGGACCACGAGGGCGTACTCCACGCCGCCCAGCAGCGTGACGGGCGAGCTGAGCACCACACGGGTGTGCCCGCCGTTGGTCACGATGGAGCCGCTCGGTATCACCACGTTGGCGATGATCGTCTGGTTTGGCAGGCCGGTGTCGGTTGCCCGGATCTGGAGCCGAACAGGCGTTGTGGGCGCAGCCGTGAACCACAGGTCCACCGCCGTCGCCTGGGTGCCGGTCACCAGGGTGAACGTCTGCGCCAGCGGGTCGCTCACGCCGTTTCCGCCGTTGCCGCCACCCTCAAACACCACAGCGGGTGCGGGAGGTGGAGGCGACTGCCAGCGGCGCTCGTTGATCGTCGTCTGGCTCTGCCAGGTCTGCCGCTCGAGCGTTCCCTGGCCCGAGTAGACGGCGCTGCCAGAGCTGCCACCGGCGCCAGTGAACACCACCGACTTGCTGCCGGATGGCACGCCGCTGGGCACCGTGAAGGTACCAGTGACAACACCGCTGCCGTTGGCGACAGCGCCGCCCGTGGCCAGGCTCAAGCCGTCGAATGTCAGCGCCTGGAGCACCTCGCCATTGCCGAAGCCGGTGACGCTGTAGGACACCGTGGTCTGGCGCAGGGTTTCAACCGCGCTGAATGACGTGTTGATCAGCGCGGCGCGCGTCTCAGACGTGGTCGACGACTGGTCGCCCCAGCCGAAGGTGAACCGCTGGGTAAGCGGGCCAGCCCAGTCGGAATCCACATCCGTCCAGCGGTCAACCGATGGCGCCAGCGTTACCTGGGCAGGCACGGCGGCGAACGACATATACGGGTTGATCTTCATGAAGCCGGTCCGCAGGGACTGCTCCAGGGTGATCGCGTTGCTGTAGAGCAGCGACGTGGGCGCAGAGACGTCCGCCGACACCTGCAGCACCGTGCCGGTGATGGGCAGCATGAGCAGGCCGCTGACGATGGCGGCGGTCTGGACCACCCCGGCGTCGCGCTGCGTGTCATCCAAGAACGGGTCGACAAACAGACCCTTCTTTGTGCCGCCCTCGCGGGTGTGGATGCTGGACTCCAGCCGCTGCTGGGCGATCAGCTGCGCCAACAGGTCCATGCGGCCATCGATGGCGGCCAGCGTAGGCATTGGCACCACGCGCACGCCGTCATTGATGACGCGCCGGGCCACGGTCCAGGTTTGATAGACCGTCGCTATCGATAGCAGGTCACCAGGCACAGTCGGAAACTGTGGGTTCGTGTCCGACGACACGCCGTGCAGCCAGACAACGGCGCCGTACTGGTCCAGGCACAGCTTGTCGTAGCGCGGCAGCATCTGGCTGTAGGTCAGCAGGATCAGGGTGCCGGTCACGGCGCCTTCAACCGTCAGGCCGGTCTCGTCCACCAGGGTTGGTGTCACCAAGGTGATATAGCGGTAGGTCACGGAGTACGTGCTGCCAGGAGCTGGCTCGGCGCCAGGCGGCGTCCAATCCACCTTGCCTGCAGCGAGCACGTAGTCGGTCGTCGGCGTGTAGATCGTGGCGCCCTGGGACACCTCCATGATCTGGAGCACCGAGGTGTCGGGGAGCTGGTCCTGCGCGCCGGTGAACACGCCGTGCGTGAGCGTCACCGTCTTCTCGGCAGTGATCGACACAGCGGTTACGTTGGTGCCAGGCGAGCGGTCAAAGTTGACGCGGTGCGCGGCGACGCCGGTAGACAGGTGCGGCTCGTTGGTGATCAGCTTCAAGTCAGGGTCCGAGGTCAGCGTCAGACGCCGACCCGTGGGATGCTCCGCACTGAACCCGAACACGCGGGCACGGCCCTCGGAGAGCGAATACACCTGGTTGCCGCCAACGTCCGGCAGCGCCTTCAAGCCGAAGCCAGACACCACATAGCTGCCACCCGCGCTGTCGCGGTCGTAGCGGGCCAGCGCCTGGTTCACGCCGTCGAGGTTTGGCGGCGGCTCTTTGGATTGCGCGAAGCCGTCGCTGACTTCGTAGACGGGGTAAAACTCGCCCGTGAGCACGCCATCGCCAGACCAACCCCAGGTCGCATCGACACGCAGGCGCTCGGCACCAGGAGAGTTGTAGTTGCGGGTGCCGGTGGCTGGGTCGCGCAGATCAGGGTCTTGCAGCGACGTGATGACGCTCTCGGTCAGCCGCACGCCAATGGCGATAGTGCCGCTGACGGGAACCGTGAACGTAGCCGGAGCCACGCCGCGCACGGCACCACGGATGTAAACGGCACCAGAGGCGCACTGCACGGCGCCGGTGATCTCGTTCACGACCACGCCAGCATCACGGATGATGTCGCCATCCTTGAAGATGGCATCGGCAAGCCCCTTGGCGCGAGCGGTCGCCGTCTTCTGAATTTCATTCAGCTCAGCGGACTGCAGAGCCCGGCCAGCAATGAACAGGTGCTCGTCGTAATTGTCCGCCGGATCAAACCGGCTGTAATACTGGCTCGGCATCGTGGCCATAGTCATCCTCAGAAAGTGATCACAACTTCAAAGCTCTCGCGGATGGCCGGCGAGCGGTAGATTGGCCCGATGTTTTCCAGGGACAGCATGCGGCCAGGGCTGGTGACCTGGGCTGGCGTGAAATACTCCTGCCCGGGCGGAAGGCCGCCAACCGTCGTCGTTCCAACGAAGATCGCAATCTCGCGGATGACCTCGGACAGGCCGTCCTCGAAATCGAAGGCGGTCCGCACATACAGGTTGTTGGTGGGGGTGACTGACCGGCTGAACACGGCGTCGTTGGGCAGCACAATGTTGCCGCCAGCATCAGGGATTACAAACGCCACCTCGGTGGCGACTCGCCGCCC